TGGAGAAGTACGAGATCAAAGAAGAATATGACGCTTCGTGGCGCACCGTGACGGTGCGGTCGCTGGCGGGGCGCGGTCCCGACACCTTCTCTGAGTCGTTCGACAACCTGATTGGCCGCATCCCGGTGGTTCACTTCCCCAATGACCGAGGCGGAAACGAAATCTACGGGCATCCCATTGACGAAGCCTTGTTCGAGGTCTACAGCCACTACGATACCTTAATGCTCAAGGGCCTGGACGGCGGCGAGCTGATGGGCAATCCGCTGCCGGTGGTCGAAGGCGCGGAGAATCCCGACCAAATCTTGTCGGCCAATGCGCCGATAGACGGTGATGAGGACTACACTGACGTAGATGGTAATGAAGCCGAGCGCGCGATCTTCAACTTCGACACCCGCACCCTGATGGTGCTGGGCAAGGGTGCGGGCTTCAAGTTCGCGTCACCGCCAGTGGGTTTCACCGCCGACATCATCTCGCTGCTCGGCACGCTGTTCCTGCTGATGCTGGAGCACGTCGGGCTGCCCGAAGCGGTGTGGGGCGCAGCTATCCAGGGCAGTCGGGCCAGTGCCGATACCCAGATGCCGCCTTTCTGGCAGTTCATCGAAGCCCGCCGCCTCGCTTTTGAAGGCGATGGCAACGGCGAGCATCCCCAGGACGGGCTGCGCGAGTTGATCGACGTGTGGCTGCGCACCCGCAAACTCACCGATCCGCGCATCGTGGTCGGCCCGGTGGACATCGACTGGCCGTACCTGGACCGCGTGGACTGGGAAGTGGCGCTGCATTGGACGCAGTTCCTCGCCTCGAACGGCATGATGGACGCCGTATCGGCCCTGCGCCAGAGCGGGTTGGTCAAAAACCCGACCTTCACCTACGAAAAGGCGCAGCAGGAGTTAAAGGAACGCCAGCGCCAGGAGCAGGCTCAGGCTGAAAAGCAAGCCCAGGTCGATCTGGAGAACCAGGCCAATCTGGAAAAGGCGCGCCAGGCGGGCAAAAACGTCAACCAGCAGGGCGGCGGGCAGTTCAAACAACTGGCGCTGCCCGAAGTACAGGCGGAGTCCACTGCGACATAACCTTGCATATAATCCCTGTGTATGCTATACTGATTCACAACTGGTCAAAAGAGGACCCTCATGAACGACAAAGACACCCAGTCTCTACTCGCTGTCTTGGACCGCATCGCCCTCGCGTTGGAAAAGATGTCTAACACGCCCGTGTTCGTGAACGTCCCTGGCGAATGGGCACAAGAACAAATCCAACGTATGGCGGACTCTTATCCTACGCCCCATTCGACGATTGTTTTTGTCTCTCCGGATCAGGAAAAACTCTCGCAGATCATTCACCAAGAAGTCGCAAACATTCTCAAGGCGCTGTAACATGAAATTCGCGTTGGGCTTTCAATTCCTGAATGAAGCGTCCTGGCTGCGTCTGCACCTGCCTGTGATCCTGCAATCCAGCAGAATTGACGGTGTAGTGGCCGTGGACGGCGGCAGCACCGACAATAGCCGCATCGTCATCCTGGGTTTATGCGCGAAACACAAGATCGAAGTTCATCTGTTTACTCGTGCCTGGGATTGGGACTTCTCCAAGCAGCAGAACTTCGTGGTAGAACGCTGCGAAGAACTGGGCTACGACGCCTATTTCAAGTGGGACCCGGACGAGTTGCTGTGGCCGCGTCACATCGACGCCATCGCGGGCCTGCTGCGCGAGTACAAGGTGGTCATCACCCCGCGCTACAACTTCAGCGAAGACCGCCAGCACTTCTGCCCCTACCTGTGTCCCGACAAACAACTGCGCTTCGTCCAGTTGAACCAGGGCTTTCGCTGGCATGGCAACCTGCACGCCGGGACGAATGCCTACCAACTGTGGCGCGAAGACCCCAACAACACGTCGCCCCGCGCGGTGCGCGACATCATCTTCGTGCCGCACATGCCCATCTACCACTATGAGGGCATCAAGCCGCTGGCGGAACGCGCACTCAAGTGGCTGAATTATGAGCGGGTGGCGGACGGACTGCCAGCGGTGACGGAACTGCCGCCGGACCATCCGGTGCCCCAGTACCCGCTGCGTGCGACCATTCCGTTCATGGACCCGCAACCGCTCGACCCCGCCGTGATTGGGCTACATGCCCCGTATGGAGAGTGAGAGATGAAGATCAGTGATATTCAGAGTCCCCGTAGCACCTACGAACTCGATCTGGCCAAGTTGATCGGGAGTCCGATCATTGAAGTGACGGGTTACCTATCAATGGAGTTTGGAGACCCCGTGTTTAAACTTTGCCATATTTACTTCGCTGACGGCACGCACGTGAACGTGGAGGGCGAGCACGATATGCCCTATCTAACGGATAGCGGGATTCACAGTCCGGCTAATTATAATAGCGAGTTGATGCAGCAACTCTACGACGAAAAGAACGAGGAATAGCATGTCTGCCTTCCTGTTCCGCTTCTGGCGCTTCGGCGTGACCCGCGCGTACTTCTATCTGCTCGGCACCTGGAAACATCTGATTTGGAGACTGTGGTGGAAACAATGAGCACCGATGAACGATATACGCTGGAAGGCGTTTTGGGGCGTTTGCAACAAGAGAAAGAATGGGCTGATCAAGCGTATTCCCTGCTGAAACTCATTTCGGGTTCGGAATGGGCCAACTCGGAGTTTAATCCTACCGTAATCCAAGCGGCGCGATCTATAGCTGATATTGTGGCCTATCTCGATCTCAAAATCTTCGAGTTCGAGCGCGCGATTCTGGAGGATAAAAAATGACGACTCTCTCGGTCGTAGGACTCGGTAAACTCGGTTCCCCCCTGCTGGCGGTGCTCGCCAACGCAGGCTTCTCCGTGATTGGCGTGGATACGGATGAGGCGAAGGTCGCAGCGATCAACGCGGGGAAAGCGCCGGTCGAAGAGACGGACTTGCAGGAGTGGCTGGATGGGCTAAAGGGCACGCATTACTATAAGCCTAAATTCTCGGCCACCACCGACTTGCGCCAAGCCGTGCTGGACTCCGACACGACGTTCGTCATCGTACCCACGCCCAGCGGGCTGGACGGTGGCTTCGTGCTGGATTACCTGCTGCCGGTGATGACGGAGATCGGTCACGCCTTGCGCGATGCCGAACATTATCACGTGGTTGTGATTACCAGCACGGTGATGCCCGGACAAACCGCCGAGTGTGGAGCGGTCCTGGAAAGTATCAGCGGCAAGAAGTTGGGCGACCATTTCGGGTTGGTGTATTCCCCGACCTTTATAGCCCTAGGTAGTGTCATCAGAAATCTCACCCAGCCATACTATGCGGTCATCGGAACGGATGATGGGCGAGCCGAGTTTGCGGTCGGTGACATCTATAACAAGATCATCGTGAATGGCGCGTCAGTCAATCGGGCCTCACAGATCAATGTCGAAGTCGCCAAGATCGCGCAGAATGCGTTTCTGGCCATGAAGATGGCGTTTGCCAACGACTTGGGACGGTTGTGCGAGTATCTGCCCGGCGCGAACGCTGATGTGGTCCTGGGACT